TATATAATCATCAGTAGTCTTGAGTTCCAAAACTTCTAATGCCTTTTCACGATTTACCTGAAGAACAGGAGCCGGTTTTTGCTCAATAGGGAAAAGTTTATCAATTAAAACTTCCTCCTGAGTAAGCAACCATTCTTTGTCTGCTTCTGCAAAATGGGTCAACCTATTATCTATAAGCTGCTCTATTTTGGTCAAGCAACATAATGACTTTTCTTTTGTCATAATTTCGCCTCCTTTATTATTATTACTCTGCGGATCCTCTGTCCTCCGCATGGACATAGTTAAATATTCGACATTGCGCCGAACTTCAACAGGATCACCTAAAAATTCGACCTTTGTGTCCTGATCTGTTAATTGGTAATTCTGTCGATAGAGAATTGATTGACCCTGTTCTTCACGTCTGTCAACAGTATAGATTATATGATCATTAAATATTTCTGTTAAATAATATACTTTCAAATCATTATCCATGCTGTCAAGTTTCGCTCGTACAAGGTTCATCAGTTCCAGATACCCCTGAGTATTCGTAATCGGGAGTACTGAGAACCCTTCTTTGTTTAATTGCTTAAATGTTTGCAATAAATCCACTTTGTGACCTCCTTTCCTATTAGTACGTACTCCACAACCATCATTCCAGGAACATGCACCTGTCCCGCCGGGCAGGAGAGCCAAGTGATCTGGCCTGTAATTTCTTGCAATAGATACGTAGGTTTCACCGTTCCATTTCCCTTCCGTTGCGTCTTGGTCTGTAAAGACCCCTACACTTACATCTAAAGGACGGTTTTGTTTTATATAATTTAAAGCCTCTGGAGACATAGCTTGTAACTTCTCTATATCCAACCATGCTTCTGCTTTTAGTTTTCCATCTTCCATGCAGGTATTAAAAAGTACCCCTACACTACGTTCAAGTATATCAGGTCGTTCTGCTGCTGATAGGTTAGTCCCGTTTTCTTCCGGATGGTCAATAGTTACCGGTCGGCCGTTCCATGCTTCTACAAACTTTTCTAATTCTTCTTTTAAGTGAAGTATCGCCCCGGCGCTTCCACTGTGAACACCCTCAACCATCATTACTACAGGAACGACTAAATGTTTCTTACCCTGATAGGTTTTAGTCTTTGTTTGGTAAGCATCTGCCTGGATGCTGTGTACTGTGAAATTTTCTTCCATATCTTTAATTTTTATGTTCTATTATTGGCAATGCAATACATCTGCATTGTGGATGCACAGGTATTAAGTTCTGAATTTGATCCAATGTATAAACTCTGCCATGTAAAGCCGCACACTGAGGGCAAACTCTATCGTCCCCTGCAGTTCTAAATTCTGCTTGCACTTTGACACCTTCGAGTCCCCAATTACGGTATTCCTGTACAGTAGCTTGATGGTGAGCCCGGATTATTTCGGTTCGTGCCATTATCTCAGCTCTCCGCTTGGCAGGGACAAACCTCCCTAAAGTATCCGTCAATCCAAGTTCACCCATCCCGCTACCATTTATTGTGCCTACAAGTTTACGTGCCAAAAGTCGTGGGTTATCACCGTCTGCCATGCCCTGACTTAATACCCTGCTTATCTGAGTTGACATCTGGCTCGTTATACCCTTTAATTCTTCGTATGTGCGTGTATAAAGCAATCCGACTCTATCCATGTGGAAAGGTGCCACCATACTCGTCTCAATGCCTCCTGTACTCTCTAATGAAGGCACATCCATAGCTCCACTTCTGTTCATTTCGTATCTCGCCCGTATAATCCCGCGCTTATAACTTTCTTTGATATATTTGTTTGTCCATGCACGGTCGATAGGTTGTCCGAGACTAACAAACTCGCTAGTCTCAAGTAAGCCTAAATTCTTTTGCTGTTCCAACCAGTCCATGAACGCTTGTACTTTATCCTGACTGCGTGGAAAGTTAAATGCTTTTTGGCCGGGAGGAGTCATTTGGTATATTTGCGGTTGCAAGTCAAAACAATCCTGCTCAATTATAGCTTCTACAATTACTCTGGTAAGTGCATTAAATCTACGATTCATATCCCTTACAAACCGATTCCTTAAAACAGTGGTTCGTGTCGGGTCGTACTGATTTGCAGTATTAACAGTTAAATTATATGTACATACTTCACACAACTAACTTTCCTCCTTTATATTTAAAGAATGCACAACTACTATGAGGCATCCATTCTTGGAGCTTTTCAAAACGGTCTTCATTCTTTTCTATGAACTTAACAGGAGCAAGTAGTGCTTGATATTCTGATCCTTCCCGTTTTTGATAAAAATAATAATCTAAAAGTCCTAATACGGTAACTCCAGGAATCCAATATGGTGATAAAACTTCTATGCAATGGCTGAAAGTCGGATCTTTCTTCGGTGCATCGAAAATACATATCTCGATCTTATGTCCTGGATACGAAGGTATATTCTGGTCGATATTACCTCGTACTGGAACTATATTTTTATATATCCGTTTTGCATTCCGCATAAACATAGGTTGTAAGTTCTGACTAAATTCTAATTTAATACCATATTCTTTGGCAATACCTATCTGCTGGTCGTTAGCCTTCCATTTGTCATAAGCGTAATAAGGCAAGTTGTATCCCGCATTCACCAATCCTTTTAGCAACGGGACACTACTCGCCCCAAACCAACATCCTAATTCCATTGCCACCCCTTGCCCTGTCCACTTTGATCCTAACAGTTGCATATAATCATGTACGATATCGGAAGTCATTTCAGGTATCTTACCTAATTTACTTTTAGCTCTCATTTCATTCTTTAATTTTATTCTCTTCTTTCTTGATTTCATTTTTATCTTCAATTTCTTTTTCTTCTTTTGTTATTACTGGCTCTTCAATTATCGCTGCTTCCTGCATTTCTTTTATTAAGTCAATTTTGTTTTTGTCCAATCCTAAAAGGAACTCAAAGAATGCTGCTGGAGGTATAACCTCTTCTGCTGCCGGCACGGATACATATTCTTTTAATGCACTTGCCCGAATTTTCCCTACTTCTGCCAAATCCTTTTCACTCTTAGCAAATAGGTCACTCCATGCTACTGAATACTTCCCTGTTATAGGTTTCGGCAAGACTCCAAACTTTATACATCTTTCAGCAAAAGGTCTTACTATCTCTACTTCGGTATATTCCTCTCTACGTGTTTTAATGTAATCCCGCCATTCGTCCTGATCCTGAGTACTTGATAATTCTCCACGTTCGCTACCTGTTAGCATTCTCTTTGGGATCCCGGTAACGGCTGAAATCATTTGTATCTGAACATCTACATGACTCTTCGGGTCTGCTATTTGCATCGCCAGCTCTTTCATGTTTATTCCTTCAGATACTAATATCCTTCTGAGATCGTGTTCGTATTCGTCGATCTGGTCTTTTAGGTCGTCCCGCATCTTATCACTCATCTTAAAATCGTCTTTCAATTCCCCTGAATATCCCGGTCTTGCTCCACGCCAAAACATCTCCGCACTTCCTCCTACTAACTTTTCTAAATCCATCAATCTGTTATACACAGATTCTAAAACAGGAAGTCCGTTTATCTCTTCTTCTAATCTTTCAAATACAGTATGTAATATTCTCGAATGATGCACCTGTAATGAATAGGATTTACCTCCACTTCCGGATTCATTTAGAGTTATGTTGTAAACAGTAGGCAATCCGTAACGTGAATCATTAGTGTTTGCTTCCCATTTATCAACTTTAGCATTGTATTCACTTACCGGCCTAACGTATAATAATTTTCTTGTAGTCCCTTCAACAGGCAAAAGAAATTCATCTCTGCATTTTACATCATCGAATCCTAATAACAGAACAGCATAATGACCTAAGCAAGTAAGTTTATCCAAGCGTATGAGTTTGCTCTTTAGATTTAGTTGCTCTTCGAGAGTTTCCCAAGCCTTTTCAAATGTGGTCTCCTGGTCGTCTTTGTTTTCTGTTAATCTCAGATCACCTTTCCACGTCATGCTTACAGGCCGGTTTATGATCGCCTTAGCAATATCTTGTCGTTTGTATTTTAGCCAGTAATCACTGTATTCTATCGTATCTGGATATCCTAATGCCTGGAATAAGTTACGATCACCTCCGTATTGCTTCCCGAAGCCATTGAACAGATTTAATCTATCTACCAAAGTCCCTGGCAAAGTAGACAATGTTTGTAATAACGTTTGTTTTTTAGCCATTAAATAAGTTTTAAAAATTCAAGTATTCCAAATTGTAAGATACAAGCAGCCCCGATTGATGCGACTATCACCTCAGCACTCATCTTCCAGAACTTGTATCTTTCGCAGTTCTTTTCTAATGTCGCTCGGATTATTTCTTGCTTTTCAAGGTCTGTTACTCTACCATTGGTTTCTTTTACATGCTTGATTAAATTATCCAACCTTGGTCGAATAACCTCATCTGTAATAGTTTCCTGTGCCTGCAACTTAGCTGATATTTTACTATCGAATGCAGTTAAAAATTCTTTTAATTCAACATTTGTCATGACTTTAAAATTTAGGTTAATACTAATTAACCCTTTTATATAGTGCAATTATCCTTTCCTTATCCTGAACCGAATAATATATTATTCTTATCTAGTGGACTTATTGTCGTTCCTGTCCTTGTTGTGAATTTCGAAGGGCACTGTGGATTTGTACATTCTTTCTGAAGAAAAGGATATATGCCTCCACACGAAGGACAAGTCCAATTCACGTTAAAAAACGGAATGCTATAATAAGATAAAAGCCTATTACTCTCCATTAACATTTCTACCAACTTCTTTTTTGGCATCTTCATATATATCTTTTCTTTTTCCTCATTGGTCACGTCAGCAACCCGACAATAATTAAATTTACCCATTGCTTTATAATTTTACCATTTCCTTAACCCTGGAGATGTCGTTGTCCTTCCTTGTCCTGTGCCTCTTGGAGTTGTGCATCCTCCACGACCAATATTTTTCCTTGTGCCTCCACCAGAACCGTCTCTTCTTGGTATTCCTTTTGTTGTTTTCATTTTACTTTTATTAATTTACAATTCACTATTCATTAATACTTTATTCGCCAATAAAACAGAATTATTATATTCCTCCTTAGAAATATACTTATCTTTATTCCCCTCAATTTCCTTTTCAAATCTTCGGGATTCCTTGCATGTTAATATCGGTATGTTTCTAATTTTCATACTCATTATTTTACTTTTATTAACTTATAAATAGACTTTTCAACTTTGTGCTTATCTCTTAATTCACTTTGCTTATCTTCTGCGCTTTTAAATGTATTAATAATCAGTCCTTCGATATAATCGGTATTAGCGACTTCATTTAAGTTAGCTTCCATTGTCTTTAGATTTATTTTCAATCCATTCAAATATAGTTTCATATAAACTTGTTCCAAGGGCATACGATAATACGATTTTCTGCCACTTAGTATCTGTAAAAAGTAGAAACGGAATAGCTACCAATGCAGCAAGTATCAAAACCGTATATACTGCTCTCCACTCGAATTTAGTCGCTTTATTTAGCAACACTCCGAACTGTTTTTTGACCATATACGATAAAAATATAAATATAAACAAGTAGCATATATCTATATAAGCAATCAGTCCTTCGTAAATCTGTTCCATTAGTTCCATATTTTATATTTTGTTTTCATCTTATATATTTATGCCTAAAAAGGCGAGTGTCCATAGTGTCATGGTGTCATGGTGTAATTTCATTAATAAAATATTTCTTCTGTATGTTCAAAATTTGTTAAAGTAGGATTATTTTCAACTACATATACGGCAGTAGGCGCGTAATATAATTTTGAGTTTATCTCACAATTTGTTATTATAGTATTATCCCCGGTAATATATATATGACTGGTAGGTTTGCTTTTTGCGGTATCTAAACAAAGATCATTTATTACTATATTTGAGTAAATGCTCCCTGAAAATACCCTGAAATCATAAATAGCAGACCCGCGAATATTGTTAAACACGAATCCAGTTGAATTTGTTGATGCATCCCGTGTTGAAGATTTACTGAAATATATCAATACACCGGAAGCACCTTCGTAATGATATATGTTTTGATATTCTAAATTTTGAATATCAGCGTCTTTATGTCCGAAAATCCTAATCGTTTGATTCCCGGCTG